CATTAACAGTCGAAGTATTAGTTCTAATGTCTTGTGCTACATCACTCTTTGTTTTAATATTATGAATCCAGGAATTCAATCTATAATTTGTTGGAATAGAAACGTTTCCAAGATTTTTTGCCTCTAATACATCACCCTCACTCAAAAATCCAATATCATCAATATCAGCACCAGTTACGACTGATGTAAGTCTGAAATATACTGGTTTGGTGATATCACCATTTTCATAAGAAATAACAGTATCCGCAGATCTTACATACTGTGTTTCTGTATATGCCGAAGTGATTCCAGTAACACCAAAGAATTGGGTGGAAGATTTACTAGTGTATGTTGCAATACCAACCGTTTGGCCAGTACCAACATACATAGAACCTTCATTAGGGAATCCAAGTGTAGAGTCAACTGTTAAAACAGTAGCTCCAACGGATACATTCTCAACAAGAGAAGATGCGCCAGTTACTTTAAATGTTCCAGTGATTGAGTTTTGTGCTAAACTAACTAAAAAGTAAGGTTTATTGTTTCTCTGATAATTCTGAACATTAAAAATAGACGCATTAATGTTATTATTTGTAGTTTGATACAAAGTCTGACCAATTACTGCCTTTGGATCACCACTAATAAGTTCTGCAATTAAATCTACAGTAACAACATAATCCGCGTCGGATGGTGTAATCAAATATTCAATGGGTTTGATTACATCTGCGTTTTGACCATACAGAACACCGAAAAGAATTTTAATAGCCTCATCAGTTCCCTTTGAAGCATAAAAATCCTTAGCTTGTCTTAAGAAATTAGCTTTATCTACTTTTGTTGATAAAATTCTGTCTTCAAATCCAGGCAAAAACTGAGTTTTTGTCTTTTTCCAAAATTCTTGAAGAAATAGGTTACTTAAGTTAGTAACTCTTGAAGAAGAAATGTGCTGTCCCGCTTCAGTGTCAGAAAATACCAGAGTTTCTGGTTGATTTGACTTGTGAAGATTCTCAACACCACTAAATCCACGAATACAACCCGTAAAGGAGTTTGTAGTAATTCCAGTATAGGTGATAATTTCATCACCGATCTTTAAAAGACCATATTTTGACGGCCAACCATTGGTAGACACAACATTGATTGTTGTATCATATGATTGAACCTTTCCGACTGACGTTGTAAACCCAACTAGGCTGTAATCACCCGAAAAAGTCTCTGATTTTTGATAATCATTGAAATTTGTAATGATATCAATTGGTCCACCTTGAAATTCTTGAGATTTGTAATACTCACTAAGAAAGTCAACAAAAAGTGGATTATCTTCAGATACAAAGTTAGGTAATTGACTTCTAACGATCTGATTGATCTGGACTTTTTTGGAGGCGGTGTCGATCATTACTGTCTAATATATTTTCCGTTTAAGAAGCTGGAAGTTGAGACGAATCTAGTACCAGAAGTATCTGCACCCGTTGAAATAACATCTTCAACTGTACTAATCACGGTATTTGGTACTGAAAGTTGCACGTAAAGGTCTTTTAGACCAATAATATCGTTGGATTCTGGTATTGCCTGAATTTCAATGATATCATTATTTTTTACAGTCGATATAATCCTTATTGTATCTATAAGGATTTCACCCACGTCATATTTCACGGTGCCGGCATCTTTTATAACAACCTCAGGCTCACCAGTTACTCCTAATCTAAAGACAAATAATCTACCAGTAGTCTCATTAACATACCGATCGGAAAAATAAAGAGTTCCACGAATACCATCTACCTGGAATCCAGTGGATTTGATATTGTATCCCTGTCTACGATTGTGAAATTTATTTCCATAACACAATTCATATTGACCAAAGTTAGCTGTATCAGCTTCAAGATTTCTGCGAATGATTACCTTGGTGATGTTTGATGTAATCGCAGTATCTGTTTCATCAATAATTCTCTGCGCCTTACTATACTTAAATCTACCACCAAACTTATTCAGATCATCGGAAACACCATATGTTGTCAGAGAATTAATAATCTTTGATTTCAAATCAGAGACACTTGCGGTCATATTTGTATTGTAATAGACCGTACTATCTAATTCAATGTACAGATACTTCAGATCAATCAACTCTGGTCTAATACCAGCAACACTATAACTCTTTAGTTTTTGAATGATCTGTCTCTTATCAAAGTCTGAGACATATTGACCGTTTTTGGGTTTAATTGAGATAAAAACTTTACCAAACTGAGGAGGAGTTGCATCCTCACCACCATATGCGGTCACACTAGAAGCATTAGAATAGATTGTTGGGATGATTGCCTCATAATCATTTGCAGTTACCGCTCTATATTGTGATGCATACACCCTAGGAGCTAGATTTTTAATTGTAGAGATGCTTTCAATCTCTGCTCCATTTTGAGATGGTTGATTAGTTATAATATCAGATACGCCTGTTGTAATTAATCCACCATCATTGTCAACTAATTTTCCAGAGAATGCAAAATTGTTGACTCCATTACCATTCGGACCATCACATACAACATAAGATGCAGTTACAACATTACCATTGGATAGCTTCTTACCAAAGATACCATCACCAAAAATTAATTCATATCTTTCATCCTGAATTTCTTGAATGAGATATGTTTCTGATGTAGTTTTAATACCAACGATATTATCAATCAAAGAATAAGTTTTTAAAGTAGATGAAGAAGAAGTATCTTTGATTTTTACGCGAATTGTAGAAGTATCTACAAATGGATTTGGAAGAATAAATCTTTGATTGTTTTGAGACGTATCAACAACGAATTCTTTTGTCAGGTATGTTCCTTGATTGATGGGAATCGTGAATTCAGCAATTCCATCAACAACTGGAGATGTTATATCTTCTGGAACACAGAAGGTGAAGTTAGTATTTGATGCGTCACCGATGGCCACAAGACCCGCCTTGAGGGTTACAGTTGATTTTGATGTTCCACTACCCAAATCAACTGTAAATGAAATATTTGCAACTGAAGAACGTCTTGATGATGGTACATAACCAATATTCCTTGCTAATGCAACTACATTTTCTCTCAAAGTTGCACTATCAATGAATGCCTCATTGGCTACCATGTTGGCATTATAGTTCGTAATGTACGAATTGTAAGCCAATGTATCAATAAGGACCGACATATTCGATCCTTCGAAGTCAAAATCCGTGAAATTTGAGTTTGCCCTCAAATAATCACGCAAAGAGGCTTTAATTTGCTCAAAATCTAGGTTCGTATATTGAGTAAAAGCCATTATTCTCTAGTCGGTTGAAGAATGAACGTTAATTCTTGTGTTTCCAGTGCCAATCCAACAATGTCATACTTAATATCAACGGTAATTTCATTACTATCTGGTGGATGAGACGCAATTACCTCTCTTAATGTGACTCTTGGTTCAAAGTTTTTAATAGAAGTCTCAATTTCGATCTCTAATCGAGTCAAAAGACCTTGATCAGCTGGTTCGAACAGACTTTTTCTTACCTCTGAACCAATTAAAGAGTTAAAAGGACGTTCATTGTTGATAGTTTCAACAAGATTTCTTACAGATCTCTTGATTGCGTCCTCATTTGTGATTGCAACCACGTCATTAGTCACAGGATGCCTTTTAAAGGACAAGGAAATGTCCTTAAATCGACGTGATTGACGAGTGACAGGCATCTATCGGCACAATTTTTCTGCTATATTTATACTATTCATGCCAACGTTCAACGAAATCATCAAAACCACCAGCTCCTCCACATGGTCTTGACATTCTATCTTCTGGAACTCCGTACTTTTTCTTCTTAGCTTTGTCTAAAAGTGCATCAGAAGAGGGATGAGTAATCAATCTCATACCACTTTTGATAAAATCTTGACCTAAGTCTACTGGATTTTGAGCCATTTTTCTGTCTTTATAGGAAAAACAGAACTTTTTAAGGGGTTCCTATCCCTAGTCAGCGTTTATACAACGTACATCGCAAGGATTTTGTCCGCAATTTGGACAAAGTTGACTTTCTTCAGGTGTTTTCCAGAAATATTCGTCCGTATCACCCAATCTACCCCATCTTACACCATTCTCAACTTGGTAATATTTGGTAGAAACCTTGAAATCAGGGATTTTTGGTTCCTCTGGAGTGATCGAGAGGTCAAAAATACGCATCCTGTTGTTTGGATAGAGTGCAAATTGACCATTTTCAAGCTCAATGCAGTTATGAGACTTGTGTTCTTCTGGAATTTCACTCACGTTACAGTTAGTTATGTCTACATCTGGATGGAAATTATCCAATGTAAACAAATATTCACCTTTCATTGAGCCATAGTTACGAGTTCTCAACTCAAAGTCCATGGATCCAATGAACTGTTTCTCAATACACCTGACACCATAGTCCATACAGTTCCAAAACTGTAGATTAGGAAGGTCTAGGTCGGGGTCAGGCGTCTCTGGGCGAGACACAAATGCACTGATAGGGAGTTTATCATACATTGCTGCATATTCAGGCAAGTATGTCTCAAAATAAAATGCGCGCCCAGGTATCGACTTAGCCGACACCCAGACGCCTTCTACAAACTCGCCATGACCATCCTGAAGGTCTCTAAGGTATTCTTTACGAACCCAGACTTTCTGTGGAGGGAGATTGACGACCAGTTGCATCAGAGCTCCTCTTCAACATCCGTTTGAAT